CGTCGAGAGTTCCAAATTGATAAGATCGATGCCAGCTTTCAGTTTCCTCGTTTTCGTGTTCAATGGCTCGCTGGATGACGTCCGCCCAATACGGACTGCCCTTCTCGGTTTTAATCCGCATGTTCACGATGGCGTTAAGCAGGTCTTCGTTTGTCATTTTCTTATTATTCATAATTCAGAAGGGCTGGCCTTCGGAGGCTCCGGGCTTCGCGCCGTCCCGCTTCCGCTCATAGGCTTCTAGGCGGGCAGGATGGTAGAGGTCTTTCGGGTCGAGGTCGGCCCTTGGAAGAAAGGTTGGAAATGTAGTCTCAACTACTCGCGGGTCCGGCGTCCGCGAGTTCCGGCACTTCGGCTCCACGGTCAGGCAGTCGTTTTCCATGTGCTGGGTCATCATTACCTTAGTATCCGGATCGCGTCCGAATGCCCCGGAGCCAGAACCTCGGTCAATGGCATCCACCTCGGACTTATTTCCTTTCGAGTAGTGGTGGGCGTACACGATGGCCGTATTCGTTTCCTCGGAGAATTTTTCGATCTCCCGAAGGACTTTCATAACGTCGCCCACCGAGTTCTCGTCCAGCCCGGCGGCGGCCTTGTAGTAAGGGTCAACGACCACTAGGTCGTATGCATCCCGCTGGCCGGATACTAGGAGATGCTCCTTCAGTCTGGTAAACTCGTAGCAGGAGCCGCGCAGTGGCCAGTATTGGAAGTTTTCCAGCCAGCCACTCCCTAATTTCGCGGAGATTGTATCTATCCGGTGGGCGGCGTACCAGTTCATTAGCTCGAAATCCATGTAGAGAACTCTGCACGGCTTGACCACGTCGAAGCCCAGCCAGCTTGTGCCTTGGGCGGCGGCTATACCGAGGTTGAGCAAAACCCACGTCTTGCCGGCTTTCGACGAACCTTCGACGGACATCCTAGCCCCTTTGCAGAGCATGTCCCGGAGGATTTCTTGCGGGGGCGGCTCCTTGGCCCTAGCCATGATTCTTGCCCAGTCCCAGATTTCGGGCAGAGGCTTAGTGGCAGGCGGTAAGTCCGAGGGCTTCGCGACGTATGGCGTCTGCTCGGTATGGGTCTGGTCGGCCTGCGGCTGGCTGGGGACGGGAGGATTAGCGATGGTCCACGCTAGGACGTCATGCAGCTCGTGATTCGGGGGAAGTTTCAAAGGGCGGCCCTCGAATAAAAACTATTGCTAGTTTGGCTAAAAGTCGTAGAATTATAGGTCATAGTTATTACTTTTTGGGCCGTCCTTACATTAGCTGGTGGGGCGGCCCATTTTTGTTTAGTGAGAGATTCCAGCGGTGTTAAATGACGAGACAGATACTCGCGTTCGGATACATCATCCGACTCAATGCCCGTTGGAATGAAAAAGGATGGATTGTGGGCCTTTGCCGGGGCGAAAGCCGCCGGGCAGGCGTGAAAGTTGGGTAAACCGCTCGAAGGCCGGATCGCCTCCGAAGCGTTGGGAGGCATCGAGAAATTCGCGAGCCTTGTGCTGCTGGCCGGCCAGCGAGTACCAAGCATGAAGCGATTTGCCGGCTGAGAACGTTACCAGCTTTAGGGGAAGGATTTCTTCGAGGGCTAGGATCGGGCCTACCTGCTGGTCGAAGTCAACTCCGACGTCGTCCATTTCGTGAACAACGTACCGCCAGCCTGCGGCGTGTACCGCCCGTCTGGAATCGGCCTGCGGATTAAATACGTTCGGGCAGATGAACTGATACGATTTGAGGTCCGGACAGCTCGACCATTCGAGTGCCGTTTTGACCGAGCCGGCTGAGTCGAAGGCATTATGGGCGATGGAAATCCAATCGTCAGGCTCGAACAGGTCGAGCAGGAGTTCGCCCGTTTTGTCGCCATATAGATAGTCCTGACAAGACTCGACCTTGAGCCTCTCCACCGATCCGGCCTTGCCGTAGTGCTTGACCACGTCGCCTGTCGCCTCGACCGTCTCCCGGCGTGGGCCTCGCCCGACGTCGCCCCGAGCGATTCGATCATAAGCTCCTGCCAGAGCGTTCGTCAGTTCGTTCGGCTGAAGCGAGCGCCGAGCGAACTGGGACAGCGCTTTCTCGCAGTAGGCATACGCCTCATCGAAATCAGGAAGGATTCTGGCTATCTGTAGCGTGAAAGATAGAAGAAATTCGTGGAAGCGTTCGCCGGATTCATACTTCGCCGCCCATACCGAATACTGGCTATTTAGTTTCATTTCGTTGATTTAGAATGAGTTGAATTTTGGCTATTGCCGACCTCTCGATCCGCTGAATCAATCGCTGACTAACTCCGGCCTCGCCTGCAATTTCCGAAGTGGAAAAGGGGCGGCCGGGATGCCGGCGAAGCATGTTCGCTATTCGGGCGTCAGCGGCCATCCGATCTATCGCTCTTCGTCCGGGCATAAGCAGCCTGTTCCTTCCGCTACGTCGTCATCGTGGACTGTCGTCCCGCAGGCCGGGCAGGTCGTCCAGCCCTCGCGGGACTGCTTGTTTATCCAGTCCTGCTTTACGTCGTCCGGGTCGTCTTCGTGGCTAAAGTCCGGGTCGGTCATAATTCTATCTCCCCGTCGATTAGTTCAGCCGGCAGGCCCAATTCCGATATATGAAAGTCAGTTGACGCTTCAAATCCCTTCCGGACTACCCGGTAAACCTTCCCGCCGGCTTTCCGAATGGCCACTGCTTCGTTTGCGAACCGGACGTCGTCGAAGATTACTCGACCATCCATACGCATAAAATACTCGGCCTCCCGCATCGCCACTGTAATCCAGCCCTGCGGATCGATGAGTGTTCTCATCCATTCCGTACCGAGCGTCTGGAGGCAGACTCTGGCCGTTATTCCCTCGGGGAAGCCCGGAAGCTGATCCTCCTTCTTTTCCCCGAGCCAGTCGCCCGGCGGAAGGATTTGCTTGAGCATTCGCTTGATTGGCCCGGCGAACGATAGGACCGTTGCTTCCTGTAACGCCGCGAAGGTCGTTTTGCCTACGCCCTTCGGGCCGCATAGGCCGATTAGTTCTACGGACCAACGTGATGGTTTGTTCTTATTCATGGAAATCTTCGATGCAAAAGTAATTATTCAAACGTAGTATAGTTTCGATTTCTGTTTCCGTTCTCTTGATTGTAACGGTACACATGTCCCCCGAAAAGATGTCCTCCACAATCTCGGTATAACGCTCCTCGTCCTCGCAAATCCCGAGGCTTTTAAGTCGCCCCCGGATTTCCTCCCCAAGCTGGCGTTTGTGTTCTATTATGGCCTCCATTTTCTTCATCTCGGTAATGGGAAAAAGACTGCGATGGTAAATCCCGTTAAGGCCCATGCCCAGAGAGCTATGGCAACGAGGAATAAGCCCCAGTAGATGGCATACTCGAAGAGGCGTTTCATTTTAGTAGTGCCTCCTAATCTCGCCCTCGGCGGCGACAGGCAGTCCCTCCGCCCAGCTCGGGGCTTCGCTCATAATCTTGACCAGAAGGTCGAGAGCCGCCTGCCCTTCCGACTCCGCCACTTCGACCGTGATGGAGTCGTGGACGTGCAGGCATACCGGCAGGCCGGCGGCTTCCGCCTGTATGAGCATCTCGCCGAACACGCATCTGGCCGTGCATTGGACGAGATTCTCGACCAGCAGGCCGCCATACAATTTCTTTCGAGGTCCGCCCTTGACCGTAGCCCCGGACATTTCGTCCTTCTTCTTGGAAAATTCTACGTCCCAGTATCTAATAGGCTTCCCTGACCGAGTTTCGATGACGGCGCATTCCGGCTCGTTCTTGGCCTCCCGGCGGACGAATCCCTCGACCTTTTCCCATAGTGCGACGATCAAAGGATTCTGCTGACGATATTGCGCCACTTGCTTGCGAGCTTCAGCCGCACTAAGCTTGAGCTTTCCGCCGGTCAGGGCTTCCGCAACGGAGGCGAATTTGCCGGCTCCGCAGCCATAGCCCAGCCCGAGCGTTCGGGCCTTGCACAAGTGTCGCAGTTCCGGGGCGAAATCCTTCATTGGTTCGTCCTCGTTGTACAAGCCTGACGCCCGGCCATGAGCCTCGTAAAGATCGATGCCGCCTCGAACCAGTGACAGAAAGTCCAGATCGCCGGCAAGCCAATGCAAAATTCGAGGCTCGATCTGAGCGAGGTCCACCGAGACGAGGACTTTGCCGGCGGGAGCGACTAAACACTTCTTCATGCTCACGCCCTTTATCTCGCTCCGGGGAATAGCCTGAAAGTTAAGACCGCCCGAGCCGGACCAGCGGCCGGTATGCTGCGCTCCGCAGAATTTGAGGCGAGTGCTGACCCGGCTATCCGAACGCTTTCTAAGTATTAAACCATAAAGGGATTCTTGAAGCTTGTTGGCCTTCCGCCAGCCGGACATTGCGTCCAGCCACTTGGCCTGCTCGGGATGGGCGGCCTTCCACTTCATGCAGGCCGGATCGTCCTCGTTAGTCGAGGTAGGCGGCTCGATGCCGGCGAGTTTGCAAGCATCGCCGAGGGCAAGAGGCGAAGAAATCGGGGCGGGCTTGTGGCCGACTCGCCAAGGGATTGCCGCCTCGTATTCGTCCGTAATTTTGTCGAGCTTATCGATGTAGGACTGGCAGAGCTTGGAATCGACCGGCAGGCCGCGAGCGGCGATAACGCGAGTTAGCTCTGAAAGGATAAACTCGAACTCCGGAAAGCTCGGGGCGAGAGCTTCATAAATGCGATAACAGGCTCGGGCGTCCGACAAGGCGTACTCTCGGAAGGCCGGGTTTTCCGCTATTACTTCCGGCGTAAGCCCCTTCATCTCATCCCTCGCGTCTTTAGATAAGTCTTCTCCGAAAAGATGCTTGTAACATCCTTTAAGACTCCGGGGAAACTGATGCCATGCCGCCATATCAGCCGTGCATATCCACCTCGCCGCCTGAAATTCAGGCATCTGGCCTTTCGAGATGGCCATGCGGCAAACCGTGGCGTCGAAGTCGGCGTTGTGGGCAAGTATCGTCTCGCCGGCCAACCGCTCGACAGGCAGTTGGTCGGGAGTTCCTACCCACTCGAAGTCGGACGAGTGCAGGCTGACCAGCGTTACCTTGAACTGCGGATGCATGACGTACCGATCAAGCCCGAGCCGAGTAATCGAATACTGGGCGGACCAGAAAGTTTCCGTATCGAGGGCTATCATTCCTCTAGTTCCGGGGGGGCCAAGAGGCAGTCGGCGGATCGAAGTCCTTCCTCAAGGGTCGGGAACGTTTCAGCTTCCAGCCTCCAAGCGTCCGCCTCCATGTCGAAAGTGAGAGAAGCTTCGCGGCCATTCTTCTGCACCACGACAGTTTCCCTGTAGCATTTATAGGTTGTTTCCTTTTCATCGCTCATATTTTTTTAGTTTTAATTCGCGTCTCGCCCAAGGCGGACGCATCCCTCTGACCTCGAAAAACTGCTCGCAGGCCCAGTTAAATTTCACTTTGTCCGAGGCCGACATTCGCGGGCCGGTGGACCATTCGAGGTTCGACGGATGGCTGGCGTGGCCCGGAGGGATCGCCCCCTTGGCGGCGGTCTTCAGGCTGAAGACTTTTTTCTTCACTTCGACAGAACATCCATCAGCTTCCCCGCAATGTATTTTATCACGTTGGCCGTCACGCCGTTGCCGGCCTGACGGTACTTCGGGCCTTCGGCCTGCTTGACCACTCTACCCGGGGCCTTCCAGCGATTGCCGTCCGGCTCCAGCTCCATCTTGAAGTCGCAATGATCGTCCGGCCAGCCCTGCAAACGCATGCATTCGACGCTTGAGAGACGGCGGACGGTAAGGTTTTGCAGGACTCCCGGCGCGTTTCCGCTTGAGCCGTCCGAACCGCATTTAACTGTCGCCGACGTCTCCTCAAACGCCGAAAAGTCTTGGCCGGCGGTAGGATAAAAGCCATGAGCCACGCCAACGCCCTCGCCGCCCTGCTGGCTACGAAGCGTAACGCTCACGTCCTCGGAGGCTTTGGGCGTTACGTCGCCGTTCCATGAGCAGACTACTCCTAAACTTTCGTTTTTACCGCCGCTCGCGGCTTTCAGCGTCTGATTAACGTCGCCTGTCGTATGATTCAAAGTATCTACCGCCAGCACCTTCGGCCCGCTCGCATTCGCGATGCCCGTGGCGCTGGTAACAGTCGCCGCCGTCTCGCCGGTAATTTCTCCGTTGTAGACGTCGACGGCCAGCGTCTCGCTTCCCCCGCCTAAGTCTCCTCCTTGGCTTCGGAGCGTCCCGACTCCTTCCTCGTACTTTCCGAAGCTTGTTCCCGTAAAGCTCGATCCAGCATTTCCGGAAGAACCTTCCCCCGATTTTTCGCCCTTCTTAGGATTCCTTGGCAGGCTTTTGACGAAAGGAATAAGCGCTTCAGGTGCGGCCCACTTTCTAGCACCTCCGATAGCAACGGCAAAGATTCTTCGCCGGCGTTGGGCCACTCCGAAATATTGGGAATCGAGTACCCGGAAAGCGACGTTGCGTCTCGGCCCAACAACCATACCTGAGTTGGTCCAGCGCTGCTCTCCGACTGGAACGAGAGGGGAATCACTTCCAGCCATTCCCGCCAAGACGCATCCGAATGCGTTGTCGTCGGTGTTGAGGACTCCGCAGACGTTTTCCCAGAGGATGATTGCCGGTTCTTGTCCAGCATTAAGTCGAAGATCGTCAATTGCATCGCATAGGTTGTTAAACGTTAAGGCGAGATTGCCCCGGTCGTCCGAAAGAGAGCCGCGCTTGCCGGCGACTGAAAAGGCTTGGCAGGGCGTACCGCCGCAAATCACAAGGTCGTCAGCATCCCAAGGCAGGTCCGTAGCCTCGACCTCGTTCAGATCGGAGAACATTTCGACCTCCGGATTGTTGTATTTATATACGCCGGCGGCGGCCTTGTCCCATTCGACTGCGGCCAGTACCTGCCCATACTCCCCGAATCCAAGGCCAAAACCACCGACCCCGGCGCAAATTTCGATGACGTTAAACTTCTCCACTTACCGTCCCGGCCTAGGATCGTACTTTTTAAGGCTTCTCCAGATTTCGCAGGCGGCGACGAAGGATTTCCACGCCTCGGCCAGCTCCTCCGGCGCATAGCTTATTACCTCGAAGCGTCCCGGTTCGGTGGAACTGATTATGCAGTTAGCCCCGTATACCCTACCCTCCAGAATTTCCTCTTCGCCAAAATATGTCCCGCCGTATGCCGCGATCTGGTGGACCTGAAAGTCGTAACTTGTTACTTTGACCTTCGGCTTCGTCTTCCGGGTTTTCCAGTCTATTATAAACTGCTGGCCATCCGGCCCTTTGCCTACGATGTCCACCATTCCGCCGAATCCATGTTGAGAATTTATAAGAATTTTCTCTCTCTCGATAAATTCAAGCTGGTTTTTTTGCTTCCAGTCGAAGGCGGGCTGAACGTACTCCAGAAGATGATCGGGAATCGGCTTCCCCTCGAAGTATTTATCAAGGGAATCGTGGACCTCGATGCCGAAGTCTGCCGCCGTTTCCTTCGGCTTCTGATGCGCCACTAAGCACCTGTCCGTAAAGTCTGCAAGACTCTCCCCGTCGATTGGCTCCAGCTCGAATGCAATGCGGCAAATCTCGTTTAATTTCCACCTCTCCAGCCCCGGCTTCGCGAAGATTCCGGTAATGCCCGTAACGCTCGGAATTAGTTTGAGCTTTCTGGCATCCCGCAAAGTGGTATTACGCTCCAGCCCGTTCTTGCCGACCTGCGTATGACAAGCCTTACCGGTCAACGTGTAATAATGACTCCCGCCTACTTTCGGCTTTTCCTTTAATACTGCCACGGCCTTAACGCCTCCCTGACTGCTCGCCTTACGACGAGCAGTCTATGAATGGTTTTTCTTATGAATCTACGCATGAGTTTTGGCCTTTAGGTTGGCGATGTTGAGGCGGCCTAGGGCTTTCTCTCGGTCAGCGAGAAACTCCTCCTCCTCGGCTTTGGCGTCCACCTTGCGCTTCTCCCGGCTTTTCGAGCCGAACGCCCCTTTGGTCGGTTTAGGTCTGGGATTCGTTCTAGGCATCAGAAGGGAGGCGATTGGACCTGAGTGAAGCCCGGAGCCGTTTGCTGGGTCTGGATAGTAGGCTGGGCCTGCTGCTGAACCTGCGGAGCGGGCTGAACCTGCTGGACGGGAGCGGCCTGCTGAACAGGCTGAACCTGCGGAGCGGGATCGGCGGCAGGTACTTCCGCCGATGCTACGGGAATCTGGAAGCTTCCGGCCTGCGGTACTTGGCCAGCCAGTTGCTCCATCACGGGAGATATGCTCGCAATGTCGGCGTATGTCCTGCCCTTCTGGCTGACCTTGTGGACGATGGTAATCGTCGCTCCTTTCCCGATCATGCTTGCATAGTCCCAGCTCCCGTCCATGAGCGGCGGGCCGGCGAGCCAGCCTGTCAGGAAGCCGATAAGCCGAGACTTCTCATGCGACGAAATTTTCATCTCGCCGGTCTGGATCATAGTTCCATCCGGAAGCCCGAACAAGAATCTGGTCATATCGAGCGTTTCCATAAGCTCTGGATTTTCATAAGTGGGCCGAGTGTGGGCCATCGTGTCCTTGACCGCCAAGCAGATGACGACGTGCTGCCCGGCAGGGGCGAGGCCCTCGACCGGCCATCCCGTTATGGGGCCGTCTGAGGAAGTTATTTGATTTAATATAGCCATAGTTTTAATCCGATTTAGTTTTAGTATTAATGAGAAAGATGATGGTTGAGAATTAACAGGGCATCGCATGTCTTGAGCGTTACGCCTTTAAGGCTCGGAAATAGCCTGACCGCATGATCGCGAAGCTTTTTCTTGCGAGGCTGGCCTGTAATGCCCTGAAGGCCCGGCAGTCCTTTTTGCCACTCCTGCGGTCGGCAGAGTATAAGAGGAATCCGATTGGCTCGAATCGAGCCGCAGATGAATCCGTAATTGTAGCCGAGCTTGAAGGCGGCGCTACCGGGAATCGCCTTGCCGATGAACGGAGGGACTAACTCTACGACCGCCTCGATTCCCTTCGAGTCCTCGTAGTTGAAAAGCTCATCGAGGTAGGCGAGGAACTCATCCTCCTCGGACCACGGGTAAAGCTCGACCTTGTCGAGGCTGCCGAACGCCACGGCGTAGCCGCCGGACCTGCCGGGATCGGAAGCGAGCGTGATCCTCACGCCGCCCCCGAGCAAAGGGCGGCAATTTTTTTCTCGACGTCAGCTCGGACGAAATTATGCCCGAGCTTTGCAAATTTTAACTTGGACGCCCACCGATCAAAAGTGCGTTCGCCGCACTGGAGGAGATTCATAGTCTCCTGCCGTGTGATTAGAAGGGAATCTTTTCGGGATCGGGTCTTTGTCATTCGGAGGGTTTTTCCGAAGACAGACTGGAAAGTTATTCACACAAAATTTAGAAGTTATTCCTATAATGCTTATTGTGCGAAGTCTATGTCCAGCCTGTCCTCAATTAGGTTGATATGGCTTACGATGGATGAGACTGGACAGATTTGACTTCCGTTCAAACTTTTTATCATAGTTGGCTTATTTTAAAAGTTAAACTTATTCTGAGGCTAACTCTCGCTAATTATCTTATCACGCTTCATTAGCTTTTCCTCTTGTTTTGCCTAGCCCTCAACCTTTTGTAATATTCTGAGTTTCCTCGCCTTTTTGACTTCCCTCGACCTGCGGCTCCGCCCAAAGCCCCCAGCCGGGCGGCTGCCTGCTTGATTAGATCGACTCGCCATATGACTTTATATTCTAATAACTTGCCGCTGGCGGTATACGTCTTCCCGTACCAAGTGGAGGCATCGAGTCGCTCGGCCTCATCGAATCGCATGAGGGCCGATTCCTTCCAGTTACGCTTGACCGCTTCCGAAAACTTAACTCTTAGGAGTAACTCATGCTTCGCGAAGGCCGTTCTCGTTTCCCCCTCAAAGGAAATGATCACTTTCCAGTCGTTGGCGTTTTCTCTCTTCTTCGTAGTCATACTGCTTAATTATCGCTTGCGTCAAAGACTAGCCAAAAGTTGCCACTAAACAAGCCTAAACCGCCGTTAAACGCCAAAGCAGGACACTAGCGGCACAAGCGAAATAGCTTTCCGGGTATAACTTAGCGCCAAATTTAGCGCCTAATTATGGGCCTGTTTAGCCGAGGTAATTTGCTCGGCGGGATCGGGCAATGGTGGAGAAGGCCGGAGTCGCACCGGCGTCCTGCCGCTAGGCAGTCGAGTCTTTTCTTCCCCGTGCTTTTTCTTCCCGAAGTTTCTTCTGGGATAGCTGGTCTAGTGCTTTTACAAAAGCGTCCTGCTGCTTGTCCGACATCTGATGAGCGATGCCGTCTTCATGGCTGAAATTGTAGATTGCGGGTTTTTTCTTAACGTCTTTCGTCACGAATAATCTCCATTGCTTGGTCGTATGACAGGTTTAGGGAGTCGGCTTTGTCGCCCTTGAGGAAGGCCCATATATCCTTTTCCGGATACCATAATGTAGCCTGAAGGTCGGCAGGAGTCAAGTCGTACCCCTCGTCCCTAAGTTTCTTCAGGGCGACGTTGAAGGCGTCCACGATGACCGTCCGCTCTTGCGGGGTCGGGATGTCGATGGGCTTGAGCTTCCCGCTGATCGAAGTGGAAGCAAATGCCCAGAGGGGCTTTTCTTCCAGCAGCTTCGCTTTAGCCGCCTCCGCCTTTTCCAGCCTCGCAGCCGTCTGCTTGACCGGCTGGCCGGCTTTCTTCCGGCTGGCCAGTTCGGCCTTCAATTTGGCGACTGCCCGGTCCGTACCGCTATATTCCCGGCCCCAGTCCTTCGCCAGTTCCTTCGTAAGGCCGAACACTGCCTCGGCATTAGCCATGCCCTGCTCATGCTCCCCGAAAACTCGCTCGAACGCGCTTTCGGTAATCTTAAAATTCATTTTACCGTCTTTTGCGAATCCGCCCGTTATTTTCAGCCCCTGCAAAAACTCCGGAAGTTCAAAATTCTTCGCCTTCCGTTTCCCTTTGTTATGGCGATGCGAATAAATTAGCCTGCCGATGTCGTTGGGAGTCAGCTTGACCGATACGGACCGGCCCGTGAGCCGGCCAAAGGTACGCCGCAGCCATAGGTCGATTGTGACTGGGAGATAGTTGCCTTTTAAATTCTGGAAGAATCCTTGCCCGATCTTCGGCCCGAAGACTGCGGAGCCTTTCACTTGATCGTTGATTCGTCCCTCGATGGCAAACTTCTCTTTGCCAAAGAATTTCTGGCCAAACTCGGTCAATTCCTTGACGGTAAAGTCTTGGTCAAGGAACGTATGAAAGTCCGTAAGCCCCGCCTCTAACTTATCAAACATCCGAAGATTCTCGGTAATCATCTTCGCCTTGCCGCCGTGCTTCTTCTTATAGTCGAACACGCCGTGCCTCTGCTTGTAGTCGTACTGGTGGACTGCGGCTCTGGCGTTGTCCAGAACTCGCATGTTCTGGCTGGTAATTGCCAACGCCCCTAGAAAGTTGTCCTTGGCGGCGGCTGAAGTCTTTATTTCGGGAAAGATTTCCTCGGCTATCGTCATAGCCTTGGCGACTGCCTTAGTATACCAGTCCACCGCATTGCCGGCTCTGGCCAATGCGACTTTCGCCTCGTCGTACAACATGCCGCCCAGCCAGCCGGTCGTTTCCGGAGTATAGTCGTAAGGGTCTATAGGCTCGCCGTATTTCTCGACGTATTTCTCCTGAAAGAGTTTGCCAACGTCGTCGTTGCCTTTGGCCTGCCCCCTTGTGTACTTCCCCGGAAAGCTCGGATCGCCGTCCCATGATTGGACCGTATTCGGCGACACGCTCTCCGGCTTTGCGGCCGGCATGAACAGCTTGTCGGTAATGGCCACGTCGGCCTCGTCGAAGATGACGTAGTTGTAGTCGCCCTCGCCTTTCTTGCGGGACGCTCCTTCCAGATACTTGATGCCGGGGATGCCGGCTTCTCTTAGGGCGGCGGAGGCGGCGGGTTGTGAAAGTGTTGCATCCACAACCTCTCCATAAATTTGAAAACCACGAAGGTTTTTCCAGTCCTTCGTCAAATTAAACGCATCATGTTTTCCTTCCAACTTCTCCCTTACCCCCTTCGGCTGCTCGGACAAAGGCTTGTCCCAGAGCAGATATTCATTCTCCTTCGGGGCGAGTTCGACTTTGTAGAGACTGCCCCCGTGCAGTTTAGCCTCATCCTTGTTTTGCAGAGTCCTAACTAAATCTTGGTAGAATTTTTTCTCTTTTGGAGACAAAGTGTATCTCGCGTCCTCCAATTTATTTTTATAAGAATTGATCGTCTTCTCTCGCGCGCCAAGCATCGTTTCAAGTCTCCAAGCGGCTTGATGCCGAATATTTTCAGCGTCATATTTTTTGCCATCAAACTTCTTTTTGGATCGATCAATTTTTCTAGAAAGCGTCTTCCAATAATACTCCCCGACTTCCATCCTCCCCGCAAAGTAAAGCCCATGCCCATAGGCTTGCACTCCCTCGCCCGTTCCGATCTGCGCCGACCTGAATCGGCCCAGCGGCGCTCCCTCCTCGGCCTTGAACGTGTGCGGAGTCCCGTGGTAGGCGGCCGGCATATAAAGCATGTTCGGATCGCCGGGCTTCGACCGCTCATCGTAGACTGCATGCATATGCTCAACGGCTTCTTTCTTGTTCCGGAAAGTAAAGGATTCCTCGGGCGTTTGCCCGAATTCATTCGTTGGGTCGTAGTACAGCCATTTTTCGTTGCCCGATTGTTCGGCGTTGTACTGTATCCATCTCTCTGACCCATCCGGCAAAGTGTACTTATAAAACCCTTTCCGTTCCTTTATTTCTTTCCACTTGCCCTTCGGCGCGCCTGCCTCGGAGGCCGGCATATAAAGCTTGTCCCTCCCATAAGCATCCTTCGACCGAACGTTGCCTGCGCGCCAGCCCTGCTGCTCGTCCGCCTTCCTAGCGGCCTCGGCCAGCTCCGTCTTGGTTTTGCCGACGTCCACCATGCGGGCGAATCCTTCGCCGCGCTTG